TGTTTGGTGTTCACTATATCAATTCGGACAATTATCCGGAATTGTTTCAAGAAGAAGTTGAACAAACACATCATTCATTGCAATTTTTTATTTTAATTTTTGGGATTTCAATTGTTTGGAAATGAAATGGAACTTCACACAAATCGCACAAAAGCCGCGCAAAAAACGCAAAGGCGTTCATTCAAAAAACGCATCAAAGGGTCAAACCGGCTACAAAAAACAGTCCCGCGGACAAGGAAAAAGGCGATAATTTTACAAAACATCAAAACGCCATTAGACGCATTTTAAAGCGATTTCCCGCATTTTAAGGTGTTTTTGAATACCATATACCAAAAAATAAAGTTCGTGCAATACGCGCAATTTTCCTTCGTAGAAATAAAAAAAAATTTTGTTATAAAAAAAACATTTTTAATTTTCCAAATTTCTTTTGTTATTTAGAATGCATATAAATTAAAAGAAAAATTTGTTTTTTAAAAAATACTTTTATTATATTTGTGTATCAAAATGAAAACAATGAAAAATCAAATTACAATTATTCATCACAAAAAATCTTATTTGTACACTGAACAAACAAATCATTCAAGATTTTATCCTGAAAGTTTTGAAGTTGAATGGAATGAAAATGGAAAACTAAAAACAAAATTTTTTAATACTAAAAAAGAAGTTGAAAAATTTTTAGAACAATAAAAACAACCGACCCCCCGTAAGGGGGTCATAAATTTAAAACAATGAAAAATCAAAATGTAGCACAATTCAGAATCAACGAAAGATTCACTTTAAGTTTGTCCGATTGCGGACAAGACCGTGGATTTGAAGCAATGTTGATTGACTTCGATTCAAAAAGTTCAGACGCAAAACATGTAAGCGATGACGGAAAGTTTGTTCGATTTATTGACATAGGCGACGGGTTTCGTGTTTGGGACATTGACGGATTGCAAAGCGCAATCAAAGACGCCAAAGCCAAAGCAAACGAAATCGTGAAAAAAGAAGTTTTAGAAGACAACAAAGAATTGTTTATTAATTAAAATCCAAAACAATGAAAGTAGAAGTTGAATTCAAAAATTGGTACACTAAAAAAAACACAATTAAAACACTTTCGTTTGCTGACGAAAATGATTTCAATTCTTGGAAGGAAAAAAACCTTTCTGCAAATGTTCAGAAACAAGCGATTGAAAGAATTATCGGATATGTTATTTTTGATTAAAAGTGTAAAAACAATCGTAAAACAACAACACCCTTCGGGGTGTTTTTTTTTGTGTTAACTTTGCAACATGGCTACAAAAACCAACATACTAAAAAACAATTTGATTAAAGCGTTGGAACAATCACTTGGCGTTGTGACAACTGCATGTAAAAAAGTGAAATGCAATCGGTCAACGTTTTATAAGTATTACAACAATGACCCGAAGTTTAAAGCCGAAGTCGATGCGATTCAAGACATTGCACTTGACTTTGTTGAATCCAAATTGTTTGAACAAATCAAAGACGACAACACAACCGCAACAATCTTTTATTTAAAGACAAAAGGAAAGCGACGTGGGTACGTTGAACGTCAAGAAATACAACACGACGGAACTATCGAATCAAAGGTCATTGAATGGACACCGGCAACGGAAAGCGAAGGGTAAAAGAATTTTGCAACCGTCAATTTTATGAGGCGGTCAATTCAAAACAACGAATCAAGATATTCCAGGGCGGTTCTCGTTCCGGGAAATCATGGGCGTTGATGCAATATTGTCTTTACTTAATCACAACCGAATCAAAACCAATCACGATTTCAATTGTCCGAAAAACATTGCCGGCATTGAAACGTTCAGTTCTTAGGGACTTCAATATCATTGCAAAATCCCTTGGCGTTTATTACATGGGCGAATTCAACAAAACTGAATTGGTGTTCAACTACAATGGACATACGATTGAATTCTTTTCCGCTGACGACGCGCAAAAGATTCGAGGGTCAACGCGTGACGTCCTTTGGTGTGAAGAATGCAACGAACTGAACATTGAAGATTTCCGACAACTGTCAATGCGTACAAAGCGCGAAATACTAATGTCGTTCAACCCTTCCGACCCGGTTCATTTTGTTTACAACCTTTGTGAACGTGATGACGCCGACTTGTTCATTTCAACATATCGTGACAACAAGTTCATTGCGCCTGAAGTGAAAAAGGAATTGGAACGTTTGAAGAAACGCGACCCGGACTTTTGGCGTGTCTATGGCGAAGGGCAACGCGCCGTGTTCAGTCAACGGCAAATCTTTCGTGATTGGAATTACATTGACGAATCGGAATTTCCCGACGAACTTGATTGGTTCATGGGTTGTGACTTTGGTTTCACAAATGACCCAACGGCAATTTGTTTGATTGCAAAGAAGAACGACAAGATGTTTGTCAAAGAACTATTGTACAAAACCGGAATGACAAACCGCGACATTGCAAATCATTTGAAGTCGTTGGGACTTGATGACGTTTTGATGTATTGTGATTCCGCCGAACCGAAGTCAATTGAAGAATTGAAACAAATGGGAATCCTTGCAAAACCCGCTATCAAGGGCGCGGGTTCAATCAATGCGGGTTTGTCTTTGATGCGTGAATTTGACTTCTACATTTCCAACAAAGCAACCAACGTCAAATCCGAACAAATGAAATACGTTTGGGAAGAATTAAAAGACGGTACAATCATCAATAAAGCGGTTGACCGCGACAACCACACAATGGATTGTTTGCGTTACGGAATTTATTCAAGATTCAAAAACCGAAACGAATTCTTTGTCATTTAAAATTTCGTAAATTTGAACAAAATTTTCTTTCATGGCATCACTACTTCAACGCCTTTCAAATCTAATCACTAAAAACGCGCAACAAACCGCCGCGGCATATAATAAGGCAATATATCAGTATTTGGGCGAATCAATCGTTTGGAATCCTGAAAACGATGATTCATATATTCAACAAGGGTACAGAAGGAACGCAACAATCTATTCACTTGTCAATATCATTACAAAAGCGGCAACAACCATTCCGTTTCAAGTGTACGAAAAAACAAGCGAAAACGACCTAAAAAGATACAAGGCATTGACAAGCGGAACAATTGATTCCGGCGCACTTTACAAAGCGGAAATCCTACGAAAGCAAGCGTTGAACGAATTGGAAGGAACGCCCCTTCATGAACTATTGGAACGTCCGAATCCTTCGCAGTCTTACAATTCTTTTTTGACTGAACTTATTGCATTCGGGAAACTAACGGGCAACCGATACATTTACGGAATAGCACCAGAAACCGGAATGAATCAAGGGCGTTATTCTGAACTTTATGTCATGCCGTCGCAAGTCATGGAAATTGTTTCGGGTGGTTTTATGCAACCGGTCAAAGGTTATCGAATTGAATACAACGGGACATTTGATTTGCCCGCCGACGATATTTGTCACATCAAAGATTTCAACCCGTATTATGACGGAACGGGTTCGCATCTTTACGGTCAATCACCATTGCGTGCCGGACTTCGTTCGCTTACAACAAACAATGAAGCGGTCACAACCGGTGTGAAGTATTTACAAAACCAAACGGCGCGTGGTGTCTTAATGAGTGAAGAAGGCGATTTGAATGAAATGCAAGCGCAACAATTGAAAGACAAATTCCGTCAACAATTCCAAGGTTCAGGAAACGCCGGTGATGTTATCATAACGCCAAAAAAATTATCATGGGTGAACTTCGGATTGAACGCCGCGGACGTTTCATTGATTGAACAATACAACGCATCAATCAAAGATTTGTGCAACGTGTTCAACGTTCCCGTTCAGCTATTGAACAACACCGAATCAAGCACTTACAACAATATGCGTGAAGCGAAAAAGGCGTTGTATCAAAATTGCGTGATTCCTGAACTTGTCAAAGTACGCGACGAATTGAATCGTTGGTTGGTTCCAAAGTTTGGTGACAATTTATTCCTTGACTTTGATTTCACTTCGGTTCCTGAATTACAAGAAGAAACGGAAAAAGTCGTTGGACAATTGACGCAAGCGTGGTGGTTGACGCCAAACGAAAAACGAATTGCGATGTCCTACGGTCAAGACGAAGACACCCCCGCACTTGATGACTACTACATTCCGGCGAATCTAATTCCAACACAAAACGTTGGTGTTGAAATGCCCGACCCCGAACCAATTGAAGACCCGAAAGACGACAAACCAATTGACGAAATGGTCAAGCTATTCAAGGCACTTGTCCCGGGAATGACCGACGTATTTACAACGGTTGATGAAGCCGAAGCGCGTGCGGTTGAACTTGGCGGGAATGGTTCACACCAACATCAATTTGACGGCGAAGTTGTGTACATGCCTTTTGATTCACATGAAGAATATGAAGCCGCGATTGAAGCGCAAAAGAATTATCACGATGAAGAAGAAGAAAAACAGATTTCAGCGCGATTGAAAGCCGCACTTGAAAACAAGGTTGAAGAACACAACGACGAAGTTGACAACGACCCTGACAAATCAACTAACGTTGACACGTTGTTTGAAGTTTATGAACGTGGAATAGGGGCGTATCGTACAAATCCACAATCAGTTCGACCCAATGTTTCATCGCCCCAACAATGGGCAATGGCGCGTGTGAATTCTTTTTTATTTAGTTTAAGAAACGGAAAGTTTCGTTCAGGAAAACACGACACGGATTTGTTGCCCGAGGGACACCCAATGTCGTCAAAAGAAGAAGAAGAAAAAGACGGTCACACGTTTGACAATTACCCACAAAGCGCAACCAACAACGCAAAACGAATGATTGAATGGCGCGAAAAATACGGCGACGAAGTACGCGCGGGAACCCCAACGGGTTGGCGAAGGGCGCGCATGATATCTGAACGCGCACCTTTGAATGTTGACATGTTACGAAGAATCAATTCATTTTTTGCACGTCATGAAGGCAACGAAAAAATCGCGGAACAATACAAGGAAACACCATGGAAAGACAACGGGTTCGTTTCATGGAATCTTTGGGGCGGGACTTCAATGCGTGATTGGGTCAAAGAAACTTTGTCTAAATTAGAAAACGAATAAAATGAAAGAACTTTCAAAACAAACGAAATTCAACATGTCAATCGAAACAATGATTTCGTTGGCGGGCGGACTTATTATCGCAACGGGTTTTTATTGGAATTTAAAAGCACAAATAAGTGAAGCAATGTTGCAACCAACCCCAACAATATCGCGTGAGGAATTCGACATGAAAGACAACATGATTCGGAATGAAGTCATGAACAACCGGGAACTTATTGAAAAAAACTTTGAAAAACTTGAAATCATTGAAGCGCGTTTGTATGAATTAAAAACAAGATAAAATGAAAACTTTGTTGCTTGTCTTATTGGCTTTGTTTGTACCTATCAAATCAGTACATGCGCCAATTGAAAGCAACGACATTACAGTTCTACAAATCAACGCCCGTTGGAATCAAAATAAAACAATCGACCTGAACGGGTTGATTGGTTGCAAAGTTCAATTTGCGTGGTTGGAAAATCAAAGCGACAACATGAAATCACAAATTCAAACCGTTCCAACAATTGTTGTTTACAAAGGTTCAAGACCGGTCAAACAATGGGCGGCGGATTTGTCGTTTTCACTTGATATTGGTGTAAACGAAATACAAACCTATATTGATAAAATCAGATAAAATGAACATTCACAAAGACAAAGAATTTCGCGGATATATTGGGGCGGGAATTATTTTTTTTCTTGTCATCGGACTTTTGTTGTTTCTTAGTTTTTACGAAGTTCCACAATCAAACAATGACATTTTCAAAGTGATTGTCGGAATGCTTGTTGGTTCGTTGTCTTTGGTGATTGCAACTTTTGTTGGCAAAGACCCTGAAGAAGTTTCAAAAATGAAAGCCAAAAACGAAAGTTTGGAAAAACAAGTTGCGCAAATCATTGACGAAAAAGACAAGATTGAAAAAACATTGCGTGACTTACAAACTGAAGTGATTGACAAACTTTCAATTTCGGGCGTAAACTTTGAATTCAAGAACCTAAAAAAATAAGATGCCAACACCAAGGGAAAATGAAACGCAACAAGAATTTGTTTCACGGTGTATAATTGACCCCGAATCAATTCAGGATTTCCCCGACCGGGAACAACGACTTGCGTTTTGCTATTCACAATTTGACCGGTACAAATCGGAATACATAAAAAAAGATTTCGTTGACGATTGGCGTTCGGCGTTTTCAAAGCGACTTGGACGTGCTGAAAACCGCCTTGTCGCGCGTTTAAAGCGTTTCTACAAACGAAACTATTTTGAAGCGATTGACACGTTCATTCAAACAAACAACATTCAAAATGAAGGCGTTTTCAAAAACGACGATTGGAAAAACATATACATTGCAATTTATACCGACATCGGTTTGGACTTTGCGAAATGGTATGCAAACAACTTTCGTTCATTCCTTCCAAAATCTTTTGATTCGGAAAAACTTGACGACGTGTTTCAGCAAGCGTTTAGATTATACGCGTTGGAACAAGCCGGGTCACAAATTGTTTTGGTTCGTGGAACTGCGTTGAAAACTTTGCAAAAGATTTTACAAAGACGATTGCAAGACCCTGAATTCAATTCACTTGGTGAACGTGAACGCGCCCGGATTTTGCGTTCTGAATTCACAAGGTATTCCGACTTCCAAGCGCGTCGATTGGTTCGTACTGAAGCAACAAACGCGGCGAACCTTGGTGTTGAACAAGGCGCGACAACTTTATTCCCGCCCGACCAATTGAACAAGCGTTGGTTGACTGCGCGTGACGGTCGTGTTCGTTCTTTTTTTAATGGCGACAAAGCCGACCACGTTCAAATGGAATCGCACCCAGACATTCCGTTTGACGGATTTTTTAGTGTCCCAAGTGAATTTGGAAGTGATAAAATGCGACGCCCTGGTGACCCTTCAGGAACGGCGGCAAATCGAATCAATTGTCGTTGTTCAGTTGTTCCAATTCCGATTGAAGGTGCGCAAGCGCGTGAAGGTTTGACGGGTGTTGGCGTTGGCTTGTCCGGCGCGGGAACTTCGTCAATTGTGTAAAATTAAATTTGTAAATTTGTAAAAAATAAAAATATGTCAATTTTATTCAAGACCGCGCCCGTTGGGGAATTGCTTGACGCCGATGAAAAGGCGGGCATTGTCAAGGGTTACGGTTCTTATTTTGGAAATAAAGATTCCGACAACGACGTGATTGTCAAAGGCGCATATAAAAAGACCATTGAAGAAAACGGCGAACGTGTGAAATACTTATATCAACACGACATGTTCAAACCAATTGGAAAAATGGTTGAACTTCATGAAGACGACAAGGGACTTGTTTTCGTTGCCGAGGTTGCAAAAACGCAACTTGGAATGGACACGATTGAACTAATGAAAGCCGGCGTCATCACGGAAAATTCGGTTGGAATCATGCCAATACAAAAACAACAAAAAGGGGATATTCGCGAAATATCAGAGGTTAAATTATACGAAATAAGCGCGGTCACAATTGCCGCCAATGACCAAGCGAAAATTCTTGATGTAAAAAATGAAACGTTGACAAAACAACATTGTGAACGTTTTGAAAAACTTGCCAAGCTAATACGCAAAGGCAATATATCGGACGAAATGGGATTGTCCATTGAAGCCGAATTGTTGAAGCT